AGATAATTTTAAAAATTCTAGGGATCCAGACCAGACAACTACCTTTGAAAAAATAAATATTTTAAATTTACCTATGTTAAAAGATTTAAAAAAACAAATCACGGATATACTTGATTCTTTAGATTTACTTCTTGCCGATAATTGGGCCCAACAATATAAAAAAGGTAATGAACATTCACTACATTCCCATCATGGGTCAGTTTATAGCGGTGCTTTATATGTGGATCAAAGCAGAGAAACTCAAGGAACAGTTTTTGTTCATCCTACGGGAGATGCAGTAAAAATAAGCACCAACAGATTTAGATATTTATTTAAACCAATTTTTGAGCCTTCAGTATTAATTCTTTTTCCTTCTCATATTACTCATTTTGTTAAACATGAGAAAGAAGATAATGGGAGAATAGTAATATCTTTTAATACTAGAGAATCAGAAAAATCAATATATAATACTAATAATATAATAACTAAAGGGGAGAGAAAACATGGATGAATTAACATTAATAAGTAAGATACAAAGAGACTTGAAAGAACAATATCAACGGATTGGCGATGCCATGATAGCTGGTGGTATTGACAATATGGAGAAATATAAGTATATGATGGGACAGGCACATGCCTATTTAAAAATATCACAGGATATCTCTAACCTGCTAAATAAGAAGGAGCAAAATGAAAAAGGAACAGTTATCAAACTCAACACCAGAGACGAATAATACTGAAGATAAAAAAGAAGCCCTATTAGATAAATATAAAGATTACAAAGAATATCAGGCCACCGAAACTAAAAAACAAAAAGAAAATTTAGAAGAACAAGTAAAAAATTCTGAAGAAACTAAATTACCTACTCCGACTGGATGGAGAATGTTGATTCTACCATTCAAGATGGGGGAAAAAACTAAAGGTGGTTTAATGTTAGCCGATGAAACTATTGAGCGATCACAAGTCGCTTCAACGTGTGGACTTGTTTTAAAACAAGGACCACATTGTTATGACAAAGAAAAATTTCCCGAAGGACCTTGGTGTAAAAAAGGCGACTGGGTAATTTTTGCACGATATGCAGGATCAAGAATCCTGATAGATGGTGGGGAAGTAAGATTGCTAAACGATGATGAAATTTTAGCAACCATCGAGAACCCCGAAGATATATTTCATCAATATTAATCATAGGAGAAACTATGCCAGAAGAAGAAAAGAAAACAGTTGATATTGATACTTCCGGTCCAGCAATGGATGTTGATATCCCTGAACAAAAAGACGAATCTACTATCGAAGAAAAAGAGGTTGTTCAAAAAGAAGAACCTACTATTAGAGAAGTAGTGGAAGAAAAACCTGCAGTAGAAAAAGCTGCAGAAGTTAAAGAAGAAACGAAAGAAGTTAAAGAAGAAACGAAAGATGAAAAAGAATTAGAGCATTACTCTGAAGGTGTTCAAAAAAGAATAGCTAAGTTAACTAAAAAATGGCGTGAAGCAGAGAGACAAAAAGATGAAGCAATTTCTTATGCTGAAAGAATGATGAGAGCAAAAGAAAAAGCAGATGCTAAAATCTCGAAGCTTGAGCCAAGTTTTATGTCTGTTACTGACGAGCGTATTATATCCGGTATGGAAGCTGCTAAAGCAAAATTAGCTGCAGCTAGAGAAGCAAATGATCTTGGCGCTGAAGCCACTGCATTAGCTGAAATATCTGAACTGGGTGTAAAAAGAGCTCAATTTAATGAGACTAAAGCTGCACAAGAAGAGTACGCTAAACAACAAGAAACAAAGAAAAAGGAGCCAAGTCTTGCTAGACAGTTGACCTCAAAAGGTACACCTGATCCGAAAGCAGAAGCTTGGGCAGACAATAATACATGGTTTGGACAAGATAATGCCATGACTTATACTGCCTTTGATCTTCATAAGACGCTAACGGAAAAAGAAGGCTTTGATCCCTCAAGTGACGAATATTATAAGGAAATTGATAAGAGAATAAGACTTGAATTCCCTCATAAATTTGATAAGAAGAGTGTAACGGAATCGACTAAACCTGTACAAACAGTAGCTTCAGCGAAGCGAAGTACAAAAACTGGTCGCAAAACAGTGAGACTCACGCCGTCTCAAGTTACAATCGCTAAAAAATTAGGTGTGCCACTTGAAGAGTATGCGAAACAACTAACAATCACGAAGGAGGCTTAAGCATATGAGTACAGATAAAAAAACTTCCCGTGCGAGTCAGACTAGAGAAAAGGAATCTCATAAAAAAGTTTGGACTCCACCATCATCTTTAGATGCACCCCCTGCACCGACAGGATTTCAGCACAGATGGATAAGAGCTGAAAGTTTGGGATTTAATGATTCTAAAAATATTCAAGGCAGATTACGATCTGGTTATGAATTAGTTAGATCAGATGAATATCCAGATTCAGACTATCCAGTTGTTGAAGACGGTAAATACAAGGGTGTGATCGGAGTTGGAGGCCTTTTACTTGCAAGGGTACCGGACGAGATCGTAAAACAACGTGGCGAATATTACGCCAAACAACATAACGACAAAGTCGAAGCGTTGGATAAAGATCTGTTGAAGGAGCAACACCAGAGTATGCCTATCGACATCGATAGACAATCTCGCGTAACTTTTGGTGGCTCAAAGAAAAGTTAATTTTTTAACGATTCCCAACCACTTAAAGATAAACTAACAATGACTGGAGGCCCGTAAGGGCAGGTCAATAAGGAGGCCATCATGGCAAATCAAACAGTAGCGTTCGGTCTAAGACCGATCGGTAAAGTTGGACAGAATGATGACAACCAAGGTTTATCTGAGTATAGTATTGCAGCTAGTTCAACTGCGATGTACCAAAACGATCCCGTAGCAGCAGCTGCGACTGGTTACATTGCAGTAGTTTCTACTTCTACTGCTACTATCTTAGGTTCACTTAATGGTATTTATTATACTGATGCCAACACGAGTAAGCCTACGTGGGCTAACAATCTCAAAGCAGCTAACACTGCAACTGATATTGTTGGTTTCGTAGCTGATGATCCGTACGAGAGATTTGAAATACAATCTTCAGACACAGCTGCTTCAGCGCAGACTAATGTCTTCTTGTGCGCAGACATCAAATACACTGCCGGAGATTCAGCAAACTATATTTCTAGAGTTGAGCTGGATAACGACACGTTAACAACAACAGCACAGCAGCTAAAAATCCTGGGTGTGAGTAAGAATATCGATAACGATGAAATCGGTTCTTCTCATGTCAATTGGATTGTTAAAGTGAATTCTCACTTTTTAGCTAATGGCACAGCCGGAGTATAGGAGGATAACATGGCGATATCACGAGGACAACTAGTTAAAGAACTAGAGCCAGGTTTGAATGCACTATTCGGCTTGGAATATAAACGTTATGAGAACCAACATGCTGAGATATATGTAACAGAATCTTCTGACAGAGCGTTTGAAGAAGAAGTTATGTTATCTGGTTTTGCAAATGCAGCAGTTAAACCTGAAGGTGGAGCTGTAACTTTTGACAATGCTCAAGAGACTTACACTGCTCGTTACACAATGGAAACTATTGCACTAGCATTCGCGATCACTGAAGAAGCGATCGAGGATAACTTGTATGACAGACTTGCGTCTAGATATACAAAAGCATTAGCACGTTCTATGGCGAATACTAAACAAATCAAAGCAGTTGATCCATTGATCAATGGGTTACCACAAACAGCTACATTCACATCAGGAGATGGGTCTGCGTTGTTTGCGACAAACCACCCAACGATTGCTGGAACAGTTCAAAATACTTTGACAACTCAAGCAGACCTTAATGAGACTTCATTGGAACAAGCATTGGTAGACATTGCAGCAATGACAGACGAAAGAGGTTTAAAAATTGCAGCTAGAGGAATGAAAATGATCGTTCCACCAGCGAATCAATTTAATGCTGAGAGACTTATGAAGTCACAAGGTAGAACTTCTACTGCTGATAACGACATCAATGCGATCGTATCTATGGGAATGGTTCCTCAAGGTTATAGAGTGAACAATTTCTTAACTGATGCAGATTCTTGGTATCTTATCACTGACGTACCAAATGGTATGAAGTACTTTGAAAGAACGCCGATTAAAACGGCGATGGAAGGGGACTTCGATACTGGTAACGTAAGATACAAAGCTAGAGAAAGATACAGATTTGGTGTATCTGACTATAGAGGTATCTTTGGCGTTCAAGGTGCGTAATTAAATTAATCTTTTGTGGCGAAACATAGTTTCGCCACAATTGTATGAAAGAATAGTAAAATGAAGGAATATCTCGTACAAATCTGGGCTTATGATCATTATGCTAAATTTAAGATGTTAGCCAATGATAACGCTGAGTCTATTGAAAGGGCTATAGTTGACAAATTAGGAGAAAAGAGTATAGTCTGGGAATCAACGGGAATGTTTAGAGATGTTCCTAATAGAATAACTTATGAAGAGGTTATCGATGGTACAAGACCTGTACAAACAAAAAAGGTCCTTGGAGTTGAGGTGGCAGCTGGAGTATGAGCAAAATGGTAAATATACTCTTAATATGGTCAAAATTGATAATGCTATTAGAGATGTTATCACTTCGATCAAAACCGAGGAATCTAAAATTGCAGATAGAGAAAATGCAATTAGAAATTCTGCCCCCCAAGTTTCTGTGGCTACTTAAATAAACGCCACATCGCTGAAAATTGCTTTTTAGCCTAGGGATCTCTTGCACTCAATTAAAATCTAATATATAAATATCTCACTATACAATTAATTAATTGGATATCGACGCGTATAGTCGACGGCCTAGAGACGATATCCTATAAACTAGGAGAATAATTATGGCAAGATCAACGTTCGCAGGACCAGTAAGATCCCTAAGAGGATTCTTAGGAACTGGCCCCGACATGGCTCAATCAATCACAAGTGGTGGTACAGTTGACGGTGGAACTGACATTACTGGGATAGATAAATATCAAGGTAAAATTATACAGGTTGGCAATGCAACCACTGTATTTAATTTACCTGAAATCATATCTACGGCTACAGCTAATGTAGCTGGTAGCGATGATCCAAACTCTGCAAACAGAGTTGGAATGATGTATGAGTTCATCGTAACTTCAAGTCTAACAAGTTCATACACATTTACTTTGAATGCAGGAACTGCAGCAGGTAGAGATACAGCAGATGTGTTTAGAGGTTGTGCATGGTACAACAATACAGCGACTGATCCAGGAGTTGTAACTGCATTTACTGCAGGTGGTGCTGATACACTAACTTTAGATGCTACTACTAGAGGTGGACTAGAAGGTACTCACATAAGATGTAGAGCAGTGGCTGGTTTAATTTGGTCAATTGATGCATTCCTAATTGGGAATGGTACATTTGCTCAACCTTGGAG